AGCGTTGTACAAACGTGATGACTCTACGAAGAATGCGCCTTCGTACTCACCGATTTCTCCAGCCCAAATCTTGCTTGAGTTTTCAGCAGACTGTGACTGTGGGTAGCGCCATCCTAGGTCGCCTGTCTCCGCACGAAGGTCGTGTGAAACTTCTGGGTGGATACCAACCCAGTATGCATTGCCGCGACGGCCCTTAGCCTTGTTAGAACGCAACTTCGCTACAGCGCGACGGATGTCTGCTGAGTCTAGTGTGTCTGCAGCATCGACGTTAGCAGTTGCTGTTGCATTGCCTGCGAAGATGTTGTTTGAACCTGAGCGTAGAGTTGTCATTGCAACTGAGTCGATAGAATCGGCTAGGTTGTAAGCAATGATGTTTGCGATTGCTGGGTCTACATCTGCTAGAGAGAATAGCTCCAATGCGCGTGTTACAAGTACAGCGTTACCGTACTCGTTAAGTGTTACAGTAACAGATGTTGGTGTTGACAATGCTACTGCATCTGGGTCAACTGTCTCTGTTAGTGTTGATGTCTTTGCATCTAGGTCAACGTACTTCTGTAGAACTACAGTTGAACCTGGGATTGCTTGTCTTGCTGGGCGCTTATCTGCGACAGAACGAATTAGGGGTTCTGAACGGAGAGCGAACTCTAGAAGGCGGTCATATGCCTTCTGTACGAGGCCTGCGCCGCCTACTGTACCGCCGAATGATGTGCTCGACGTATCTGTATATGCGTTAGGCATTTCTTTTAGTCTCCTTGACTATGAACGATTGATTATTGTTGTCCTTGCATCAGGCTGAGGAGTTCCTCCATAGAACTTGCATTGTCCATGCGCTGTTCTAAATCCTGTGCTCGGTCTGGTGTATATCCTTTTTGAGTCATGACATCCTGCTGACGCAATGTCGCAAGATTTTCTTCGTCACGCTTCTTGGATACTTCTATACCAAACAGGTCAGCGTTATCATCAAGCCAGTTCGATACTGCCTCTTCTGAGAAATCGCCATCTAAGTCTTTAAGGACTAGACGTGCTGCCTTCTGGTTTACACCCTTTTGTTCTAGGATTGATTTGACGGTTGACTCACGCTGCGTCTTGGTAAATGTCTCAAGCTGCTCAGTGAGTTCCTTGATACGCTTTTCATCAGCACGCTTGGCTTTACGTAACTTTTTAAGTAAGTCACTTCCATCCAATTGCACTTCATTGTCGGTATCTTGGTCATCGTCTTCGTCGTCCCAGTAGTTGTTGCTCATAGCAACCCACCCTTCTATTCGTTGTTAGTTCGCAGGCCACAGTTCAGTTCGGGGAAACTGGCTGGCTCCTACTGTCGGTCTATTACGCTGACGGGGCCGATAGGTCCGTTCAGGATTCTAGTATTGTCCTACCCGTGATGTTGATAGGCTTGTTTTGTTCGTGCCTGCTGAGCCACTAAAGGCTGCAACTTCACGTGCAGTTAGTCTTTGACGCTTGCGCTGTGCAGATGCTAGGCTATTGAATACTTCTTGCTCAGCTTCTGACTGACCATATGTATCCATTGTTGTGCCATAGATATCAGATAGTTTCTCAGCAGTTGGAAGGATATCTGCGATAGTAGCGTAACCCTTTCGTGCCTCTGCTTCAGATATACCTTGTGCTGCTAGTTGCTCAGCAACTGATACTCCAGCTGTAAGTCCTTGACGTGATGCTGCAAGACCAATTTCTCCTGCTGCAATCTGACGTTCAATCTTTGGGAACTCTTGTTCTGGGTCAAGAACATAAGCAAGAAGTCCTTGAGAATTAATACCATAGAAATCATTAAGTTGCTTTATGAGTGCAGGGTCGGCGTTTTGTACACGCTGAACTGCTGTAACAACACGGTTAGAAAACTCTGTTGGCGACATGTCATTAGCAATAAACTTAGATACATAATCATCGGTATCAAACTGGTTAAGCCCATATGAACGTAGGACTTGGCGATAGCCATCCTCTACTCTTAAGTATGTTCCTGGGTCTAAGACAGCTAAGTTCTTTTTAATTCGCTCTTGATTAGCCTTAAAGCGTTGCTTGTATTCTTCAGTCTCTTGAAGTTCAAGCATAATTGTTGCTTCGTTAGCACCATTAATTGCAAGCTCTTTAATTTTTGGAGCAAGAGAAGAAAGGTTGTACTTTTGAAATCTGTCAGCAAGCATCTGGCTAGTTGCAATTCTATCTGCCATCTTCTGCTCTAGTGCTTGGTCTGCTGCAAGCTGAGCTGCAATATCTGCTGCTGTACTACCAGCGAAAGGTATAACCGTATTACCAGTTACGTTAATATTTGTTTCAGCTTCAGCTGCTTTTGCCTCTGCAGCCGCTTGTGCAGCTGCTTGTGCTGCAGCATCCGATGCAGCTTTGGCGTCTGCAGCAGCTTTATCAGCTGCGGCCTTGGCAGCTTTTGCTGTTTCAATTGCTTTTGCATTTCCTGCTGCTTCTGCTGCCTTTAAGTCAGCCGCGGCTTTATCTTGTGCAGCCTTTAGTTCAGCTGCCGCTCTAGCTTGTTCCGCCTTTAAAGCAGCCTCAGCTTCTCTTTTAAGTTTTTCTAATTCTGCTTTAGCTGCAGCATTTGCTGCTTCAGCTGCCAGTTGCGCATCTTTTGCAGCCTGTAATTCTGCAGCAGTTCTTGCTTCTGTTATTGCTTTTTCGGCTGCAATTCTTTCTTGCTCTGCTTTTGCTTCAGCTTCTCGTGCTGCCTTTTCTGCTGCTTCTCGTGCGGCTTTTTCAGCTGCAGCTTTAGCCGCTGCTTCTTCGGCGGCTCTTTGTTGAGCAGTTAGGGCAGCAAGTCTAGCTGCTTCAATTCTATCTGCTTCTGCTTTAGCAGCCTCTGCCTTAGCAAGTCTGTCACCTTCAGCTTCTTGTGCTGCTGCTAATGCAGCAAGTCTGTCACCTTCAGCTTCTCCGCCAAGCCCTGCTTCTAAAATAGCTTTATCTGCTGCTGCTTGAGCTTCTGCAGCTTTCTTTTCAGCAGCCGCTTTAGCCTTTGCTGCTGCTGCTGATTCTGCCGCAGACACTGAAACCTTTGCAGGAGTTGCTGCTTTAGCTTCTGCTGTTTTAAGATTTTGCAAAGCAGAACTTTTTACTACAGGCGTAGTTCGTATCTTATACTCGGCAGGGTCTGCTATCTTCAAGTATTCAAGGTAAGGTATGCGGTCTTCTTGTGGCAAGCTAGATTGCGCTTTGTCCCATTGTGCAGGTGTTAATGCCATTATGCAATCCCCATATCTCGGAATACTTTAAGTGTTAATGAATCCATTGTATCACGAGCGTTGTTTGTGTATTCCCACTCAGGACGGCTCTTCAATTCTTTTTCAAATTGCCATAAAGGTTTGACGGATGGCTTGCCATCGGGTCCAATATATTGCAATGCTGAACGCAGGATTGGGTCTTCGAATGTAATCGAATCAGCATCTCGCTCTAAGATTGTAGCCATTGCTCCCTTGTATGCAGAACCGATAGCATCGACACTGATTCCATTATTGATTTGGTCTGCGTATCCTGGGAAAGCGCTCGCTGCTGTTGCGCGAATCTCTGCTTGGATATCATCTGTTGTTGTCTGACCAGTAAATAAGTCAGTAGATTTCTGCTTCCAGTATGCATCACCTAGATACTTGCCTACACCAAATGAATTAGCGTATGCTTTAAGAGATGATGTATCTCCAAGGATATTACCACCAAAGCCAGTAATCTTGCCTGAGAACTTGATAAGCTCATCAAACTGATTATCATCTAGTCCACGGTCATACGCTGTAGCTGCAAGCTTATTGAACTCTTGTTCGTTAATCTTGATACCTGAAGTTACAAGGCGCTTGCGAGCACTAATCTTGTACTTATTCAATGAGTCAGTGTACTGACCTGGCTGTTCCATCTTTGTCTTCATGCGGTTACGCACGGTGGAACTTAACTCAGTGTAGTACTTGCTCTTAAATAAAGCCTCTAACGCAGGTCCTGGCTGGTTAGCCTTGAACAAATCATAGATAGCTCTAATTTCAGCACCATAGATTGGGTCATTAAATAGCGCTTCGCTGATTCCATAAGAAGCAGCAGTGGATAGGTTCTCACCCTGTGCCTTGGCTGCAGCATCGGCTGCCGCTTTAGCAGCCGCGTCAGCTGCCTTCTGTTGTGCCGCTATTGCTGCGGCGTTTGCTGCATCTGCTGCTGCCATTACGCACCTGCCACATTCTTAGATAGCCAGTCAGAAAAGCTAATACGTTGCTGACGGTCGTAGTCGTCTGGATTCAAAAGCTTTAACTTTTCTTCAATTGTTTGTTCTTCTGCTGCTTGGTCAAAGCCCTTTTCGCTGCGAGTAACAAGTTCAGTCTGGCCTGTAGCTTCATTGACTTCTTTCTTTGAAGTTGTCAAAGTACCATACTCAAGCAGTGGCTTTACTTCTTCAAAGCGTGTGTCAAGCTCTTCCTTTGTAGCTGCACGACCAAGTGTATTTAAATAAATACCATCAATCCAGCTCTTGATTGCAGTTGGGTCATATGAACCGATAGCACGTTGAGGTAGAGCTTCTTTCTTGCTTTTGTCAATATCACTAACCAGTAAGTCTGATGCTAGGCTAGTGTATAGCTGAGAGAAGTTTGTTGCAGAGTCGTAGACTGTAGGATACCATGTAGCAAGCAAGGTCTTTAGCTCATTAATTCCCTGGGCTTTATATCCAAGCTTGGTCATAATCTTTTGGACTTGTCGCTTTTGTGACTCGTTGAATGAATCGAATAGTGAATCACCAGCACCGATAGTAGTGCCATCTGGAGCGTTGAACTTTACACCCTTACTCTTAAGGATTTCTCTAGTTCTTTCCGCATCAAATGAAGAAGTAGCAGGTGGCGCTGTAAGAGAAGGCCGTGTAGCCTCCACTGCCTCAAAGAATGTCTTGGCCATATTAGTCTCCTGGCTCCTCGTATACGAAGTCGAACTTGTCATTCTCAAAGTATCTTATATATAACTTATCAAAGTTTATATCTGATGCTCTAAGTTCTGCAACATTCAACATAACTTGTGTTCGGAATTGTGTAGCTTGCTGAGAATCAAATGTGGTATTCATCCTCTTAAGCATCGAATTCACGTACCTACGGTAGTTCAAGTAGTCTGCTACTGCATGGAATTTAGGTTGCTTTAGCAGCAATGGCCCAAGCTTTTCATCATTGAGCGCAATAGTCAGCGCAGTCACAGTATCAGCCTGGCGGCTTCCTGCTCCGCCTGCTGATTGAGCATTGTACTCTTGCCACCAAATATTGTTATCTTCCTTGGCTGCGTCGACAAATGCCTTCTTATACTGCTTTAGTACTGCAGCACCATATCCCTTGTAAGGATTAATCGCTGGACTAACGCGGGCAAACTCATCTTTAAGTACTTGTTCTACGGTAAAGTAATCTCTCCAGCCCTTGCTAACAATAGCTGAACGACCATTTTCAAACGCATCAGATACATCACGGAACTTCTTATTACCAGCTCCTGGTATTCTTGTGTCTTGAAGTACTGCTTGCGCTGCGCTAGAAAACGCGTAATCATCATCATTAAAGATTGCGCCTAGAACTGTAAGGTTCTCAACGCCAATGCCAGAAACAATCTTCTGAACAGATGGTATATTTTTAGTTACTAAAGCAGCAGATGTTCTATCTGCATTGACTCCTGATGTAGAATCAGATAGTCTATCCATAAACATCCAAGCATCTGGATAATCCATAGAGAACATTTCAGCGCCTTGAGCTCCGTACTTATCTTGATACTTGTTAAGGATATCAACATAACCTGTAACTGATGTTACTAAACGTCCTTGAACTGGTAAAGTATAAGCACTTACTGTACGTAGTACTGATAGGTAGAACGCACGTGTCTTAGCTTCTTCAAACTGTTGCTCATATTTCTTGGTAGATGGATTCTTTCCATTATCTTTAATGTACTCAGACAAGAGCTGCTGGCGGAACATATCAACATCCTTGTTAAATTGTTCTCCATTTTTTAATACGCCAGCCTGCCATACCTGGTACAAACGACGAGCTGTATTAACATTCAGTGCGTTAAGAGAATTGCGCTGTACGCCAAATGGCAGTAATGCATCAGTAAAGAAGTTCTCTGTCTGTGTACGCTTAGCGTATTCATTGATTAACGCAGCACCCATAGGTGATACAGAAAGAATGTTACCACCAGTTGGGTTATCTGGATTGAACCATTCTACTGGAAGACGCGATTCTAAACCAAGGAATCCAAGATTTACTGGGATATATCTATTGCCAGCAGAGTCTTCTTCTACCTCACCAAGACGCTCAGGTATAGTTGAGATAGCCATCTTTTTAACAATAAAGTCTGGGTTCTCCATGGTAATACGTGCATATGCACGGAACTGCTCAACAACTGCAGGGAAGAATGCAAACACATAGTTAATCCAGCCAGAATAATTCATGTCACGGTGGAAAGAGTTAAGCTTTTCTTCGTATTCGCGTTGAGCAAAGTTGCGTGCCTTAGCTTCGAACTCTGACTTCTTCTTCAGTGTAAGCTTTGTTCCATTAGCATTGGCTAACCAAATCTGGGTCTGAAGTGATTGTTCATACTTAGCCTTAAAGTATGGGTTAAATGCTAGTCTTGCAGTAGGCTGCGTAGCAAGCCAAACAACCATATCCTTTGTAGCCTGACGGAAGTTTTTTGATATAGAACTGTTTCCAGTCATATCTTCTACTAGGTCAGTAAATACAGGTGGACGTGTTTGGATATCTGGATATAGTTTCTTTAGTTCCAATAGATTTAATTTGTCGGTAACAACCAAATCTCTTAACGCCTGAGATGGAGCATACATATCAACCATTGCTTTTGCACGGTTATATGCAACTGGTGCATCCTTTAGATTGCTTGAGAATCTATCAAGATAGGCAACCGCCTCTGGTGAACCCTTACGGAACCAGTCGAGTACTACCTTCTTTGAGGCACCCTTCATAATCATCTCTGCTACTGGGTCAAAACGCAACTTATCGTTTAGAATCTGCACCCAAGACTGCATGTGACGAGTCTCATCTGTAGGAAGAATAGATGCTGCACCGCTACGACCACGGCGAGAGATATCAACTTCTAGCTCACGCACTCCAGCTACAGCTGCACGAAGGTCATCCTTTTGGTCAATCTTTTGTTTAAATATAGAACCAAAACGTCCACCAAATGCGCTTTCAAATTCTTCGCCATCAAGCTTAACCTTGCGGTCTCTTACTGGCTTAATTTTTATACCAGATACAAGTCTTTGTTCCTGTGCTCGTAGTGCTGCAACGCTATTTGCGACATCATTGCGACGCTGGATATCAGGAATTAGTTCTACTGGTACAGTCTTTGGAGGGTTATTAACGTCATACTTTGCCTTAAGCAAAGACTTGTCATACTGCTCAAGAACTAATTGACGAGAAGCAATATCTTTTCTAATTGTCTTCATGTTATAATTAGAATTAGTTCTAGACTTTACCCAGCGATTAACTCTGTTAACAGTATTTGTGCTAGATGCAATTGCATCAATTGTATCTTGAGCGAGATATTTCATTATACCGCTAATGGCGCCATCGCCCCATGCGCGAATGTATGAGTCTTTAATAACGTTGATTGGGTAACCAGTACGAAGTAGAGTACCTGTACGCCACAAGCTATTTAGCTCGTCAGCTAAGTACATCGCTCCTTCTTTGCCGCGAATAATCTTAGTAGTCTCACCATTGCGCTTTGCAAAATCTTTTAAAACGCTATCAACAAACTTCCAGTCAGGAAGAATTGCACCGTTAGCTAGCTGAGTAATAAGCTGGGCATCTGCAATCAATGGCCCATCAAGGTCATTAGGGTCATTCATGTAACCCTGCTTTAATTCACGCGCCTTAACAGCTTCATCCCTAAAACGCTTATGGGTCATGTTGTACTTGTCGATGGCAAACTGAATAATGTCTACGCCAACGTTGTACTTCTCGCCCATTAACTTCATGCCAGTATCTACATAGTTGTCGATAACTGCAGTCTTCTCGTTTTCTGTTCTAGCCTTCATCCAGTTGTCAAAAATACGAGCATTTTCTTGAGGAATTGAAGCGCCATACTTTTCGGCAGAGCGAAGGCTTGTCTGCATTCTAATGCTAGCAGCAAATGGTTCGTTGTAATTAATAACTGGGCGTGGGGCATCGTCTGTTAGACGGTCTAAACCACGGATGGGACGTGACAATGGACTCTTCTGGTAGAACCACTGGTAAGTTTTACCCAATCCTGTTTCCATTTGAATATTGTCATCAAGAGCAAGTTTTCTGCTAGCATTTTCCTTGGCAAAATCATTGCGTACCTTTTCAACCATTGCCCATTTAGACACGGTTCTATTAGTAAGGTCACCTTGAATGCTTAAAGCATCATCAAGCCAGCCAACTTCTTTTTTCAATGCTTCAATTTCTGCATCTAAAAGAGCAGTATTGTTTTTAAAACGCTTAGACAGTACTAAAGTCTGACCCTTAAACTGCAATGAGAACAAGCCATTGTTGTTTACGTATTGCATTGCATCATCTAAACGCGTGTACTCTGCAAATTTGTCAGCACGCTTTGCAGCAAGCTCTGCTGCAGCTTCTGGGTCTCCACGACCAACACGAATTATTAAGCCAATTGTTTCATCTGACTCTTTAGCCATAAGTGAAGCTGCAAGCTTTCCGCTTCCGCTCTCAAATCCTGCACGGTTTGCGACTGTCGCTGCGTCGTTTTCACGAATAAACTTTATTACTGGGGTGTATGGCGTTTCTTCGCCAGCAACTGTACGCTTAATTAGGTCAACATCTGCAGCTAGGCGTGCGCCAACACGCTCTGCTTCTGACTTTCCATAAATCTTTTTCTGGAATGGAGTTAAAGGCTCAACAATTGGGTTTCTTAAAGCACCCTTAACAGCAAGGCCCGTGCCCTTTGCTGCAGCAACATCTAGTCCAAGACCTAATTCTGCAACAAAGTTAACAAGTCCAGAAGAAATAGCTCCGATACCCTTGCTTGTGTCGCCAAGAGTTTGAGCTCCAGTAATTTGCGCAGCGGTGTGAACGACGTCACGACCAAGATTGTAACGCTCCTGACCAACATCTGACTCAGAAAACTTTGCAGACTTGTTTAAAGTCTTTGAAATGCTTGCGCCTAGGTCAGTTTCAAATGTGTCGCGTAGACCTTTACCCGCAAGTCCTGCTCCAGCTGTAGCTCCAACAAATGCTCCTGCTGGTCCACCCAAAGCAAAACCTGCAAGACCACCAGCAAGTCCACCTGCAACAAAGCCAAGGCTTGCAAGCAGTCCCATTGCTGCGTTTTCATCAGCTACGTTACGTAAAAATGCATAGTTAGAGCGGAAGTTTTTTTGTCCAGCTTGTAGAACTTTAGTTGCTCCGCCATCAGTTGCTTCATCAATCTGCTGAATTGCAAGACCTGAACCAGCACCTACTGCAGCACCAACTGGACCGCCAAGAACTAATCCAACGGTTCCACCAACAAGTGCTGGGTTAGCCTTAGATACAGTGTTAAGTGCAACCTGACGTACCTTCTCTAGGTCGTCGTTGTCCCATCCGCCAGGATTTTGAGGTAGATTAGATGCGATATCGAATGCAGTGCTAAAAGGAATTCTAGTACTGTTAGGTGATGTAATTTGCGCAGCAGGGGTATCTTTAAATACCTTCTGCGTCTTGCCAATATACTCCCAAAGATTCATTAAATAATTGTCCTTAAGTACTGTACATAGTCTTTAGTAGCCTGTGAGGTGCCTGGCTGACTAGCCCAGAACTCGAGCATTGGATAGTAGTCCCGAATCATGTTGATGTCTGGGTCTTCTGTTGGACCAGAAGGAAGTCCAGGAATTGAATTTGCCCCAGGACCAACTGGAACGCCATTAGTAATTGGGTCGTTTGGTTCCATTGTCTCTGCTGTAATAGGAGTAACTGGAGGTAGTGGGCTTGCGCTCATCATTTTAGAAGCACTAGCTGGTCGAGGTTGTGGAGCCTTTGCCATAGGAGCAGATGCTGCTTGTTCATTAATTTGCTTATTCATACCGTAGGAAAATCCTTCAGCAACTCGTCCATCTGTACGACGTGATAATGCCCCTGGGCCTGAAACTGGAGCAGGGTTACCTGGCTTACGATATCCACCTTGTACTGCCATGTTTCCTCCTACTTAGTAAATTGCTCAAAGATATGAAACGGCGGAGCCGTCTCGTTATTATTAAGTGCTGCAATTCGCATTGCATCTAGCATTGTAGTTCCTGCATGAAGTGCACCAACTGCAAAATCTCCACCAGAACCAATACCATAAAAATTTGTACTGTTCATTCCTACTGCAAAATCAGAATCTATCTCGAAGATAGTTCCATTAATTGCTATAAGCAAACTTAGTTCAAACTTATCATCGTCATCATCTGATGTTTTATTAAACTCTACGCCTGCTTCAGTTAATGCCGCTTTAATTGATGGCACTACTTTGTTAATTGCAAACTCGTATAAGTTTGCTTTAGCCTTGACTGTAACTAATGGAGGCGTCCACCCATGGAGTACCACTTGCAAAGCACGATAGTTACCAGCACCACTAATAATATAACTTCCACGTTCAACTGCCTTTACCATAGATTCGTGTGTATAAACTTTACCGCCTGCGGCAATGCGACTATCAGTTACGATTACACATTTATCTTCGTGCTGCACGCCGATAATCGTAGTCATTGTCCCCTCCTAGTTTATAGGCGTCGCGTTGAACGAACGCTTGCTGTCGGTGTTCCACCACCCGTGATACCTGATAACAGGCTCATAATGTCTGGTGGGGCTGCGGCAATCTCAGGTGTAGCGCCTCCTGCTGGAGCGCCAGCGGGAACAGGGGACGGTTGCTCAACCGCTTGTTGGGCCCCAGCAGGAGGAACTGGTTGCGGCTGTGGCGTAAAGACTTCTTCAATGACGTCCTCTAGTGCCTGTCCCTTTTGGCGTGCCTTAATGACAGCCGCAATCTGTCGCACAACTTCAGAAGCGTCCTGGCCTTGCATAGCCATCTGCGGTATCGCTTGAGAGAGTGCAGTAATGGAACCGAGTAATGACTGACGCATATTCTCGATTTCAATCTTTTCTAATTCTTGGGTCACGTTAACTGTAAATGGCAGTTCACGCATTGCCATATCCTTGGAGATAAGTCCACCACCAAGTGCTTGTAGCATAAAGATAAGTCCCTGTGCTGGGTTAAGACCAGCCAACATACCGTAACGAACATCAGCTGAATAGTCGTTCTTAATGTCCTTCTTAGGATTATATGTAATTTCATATGGTGAACCTGAGTCAACACCACGAATAGTTTTTTCTTCTGGGAAAATCAATTCATCAACTTCAAAGCAGATGCTAATTACATCACGAAGAGCAGAGGCAAAAATTGCTTGAGCTGACTTGACCTGTGTATCAAAGGCTCCCATAAGAGCCTGTACGCCTTGACCAGTAACAACTGATGCGCTGATATTTCCTGTACGTGATTCAGGGTAGCGTGCGCCCACACGCAGTTCTGCATTAAGCAAGTTTTGTTCAGTGAACGCACCTGCTGGAATATTAAGTTCTACACGGCGTACACCTGCTGGGTTAGCTGTACGAATAACAGCGTCACCACCAAGTTGCAACTCCTGAACATCTTGTGGAAGTACAATAGGAGCCTGTACAGATTTCTCTGCAGCTTCCATTGCGAGCAACGCAAAGCGATTGCGAAGCAATTGGATACCTAGGATGTCGTCGAACTGTCCGCGTAGTTCATCATCAATGGATGGCTTACGTGCTACTATAACCATCATCTTACCCAATGGATTCTTAGCACGTGATAGTACTAGGTTATCCTTTGTAGGGATGTAGATAATTGATTGGTCTTTATCAAAGTAGCGAATCATTTCAACTTGAGTATTTAAGTCTTGCTTGTAGCTTGCGCCACCTAACAAGGAGTATTCATACTCAGGGAACAATGCGACTAGTTCTGCTAGAGACATCATGTAGCGTTTTGCAAAGGCAGTGCAGCGTCCGTAGCGGTCGAATTCTGGGTAAGCACCCACAGGGTTTTCTAGGCGGATGCGCGGCAACTTTGCTTCCTCATCCAATTCAATAAAGAATGGGAGGAAACCGTATGTTAGGTACCAGTCTGCACCTTGGTACATCTGTACTGCTAGGTCAGCATGAGCAAAATAATTAGCAGCAATACGTGTGCGCTTGTCAGCAAACTGACGTGCTCTATCTGAAACAGAGTTAGCAGCAGAACAGTTAACCGCAGGAAGCGGTGCCATAACCTCAGACAAGTCGCGTGCGACAATGTCGATAAAGTTAGCAACTACGTTAGCATCTACGCCGTCGGGAAAGAAGTCAGGATAGACAGATGCAATCTGTCCCTTGCGAACTGCAAGAACGTCGAGGTTGCGACCGTCGCGTTCAGCGTTGCGGAAGCGAAGGTTCTCGACTCTTGCCGCAACTTGTTCCATTGATAATGCCATTGTTATCCTAACGTAGTTTTAAAAAAATTATCTTCTTCCAAGATTTCCACCGCCGCCACCGAGGGCTCCGCCAGTAAATGCTGATGCACCTGAACCAGTTGGCTTGTTTGAAGGTTTGTCCATTTTCATAGATTTTGGTTTAGTCGGAAGAACAATATCTACTCTTCGATTAGCTGACATTCCCTTGACTGTTTTATTAGAAGCAACTGGTTCTTTAGTGCTTGCTGCTGTAACAGTAAACTTTACATCAGAGTTCTTTACTTTTGATTTTAGATATTCTGCCGTGGCTTTAGCGCGGTTCTTTGATAAAGTCATGTTATCAACTCCACCACGAGAATCAGCGTGCCCACGTAGTGTGACACGAGAGATTCCTTCTTTGTCAATCTTTCGTGCAATTCGGTTAAGTTCATTTTTCTGAGCAGTTGTCAGATTAAACTTGTTTGTCCCAAAGTTAACTGATGTATCTTTTGGAGAACCACCGTAGGTTGATTTCTTTTTAGAAGCACTTGCTCTTGCTTCATCTGCTGACTTTGCCATCTGTTATCCTAACTGTAAGTTTCTTGCCATTGCTCAGCGAATGCTTCGTCTAAGTTCAGTGACATCCTACTTTGTTTTTGTGCTCTGGTTGCCCAGCGATTTGTTTGGTACTGACCAACACTTGATGACTGTTGCATCAATTCGCGGATGCGAATGATAGCAAACCATAAAGCCATCACGCAGTCAGTTGGGTTCTTAGTATCTGGCTTCCAGGTAATCAGTTGCTGTACAAGAGACTTGAGTCCCTCTGAGCCTTCATTACTTGGTAGTTCGATTAGACCGTTGTCTTGGTAGCGACCATCATGTATAGTACCGAAAAGGCTAGCCATAGATGCCACACCGAAAGATGTGTCCCACTTATTCTTACCAGTAAAGTGTGAGTTTAACTGGCAGCCGTAGGTAGCCAGGTAGTTACGCAGGTCAGTGTCCATTGCGTAGTACTTTTGGTGTGCGTTGATTTCTACACGAAACTCTTGAGGGTGGTATCTTTCGACCCACTCACGAATCAGAGCGTTCTCCTTTTGAGGAGTAGGGTCTGACATGTTGACGCAGTCAAGTACATAGATTGTACTGTCGTCGCGGTTAAGAGTCACGGCTACAAATGCTGAACGACCAGATACGGCAGGGTCAAAGCCAATTACTG